AATTCTGGATTTGATCGTGGACATATGACGCCTGCCGCTGATGCTTCAACACCGAAGCAAATGAGCGAAACCTTTCTTATGACGAATATGACTCCACAGGCTCCTAAATTAAATCGTACTGCATGGAGACTAATGGAAGAAAAGGTTCGTGGAATGGATAGCAAGTATATTGTAACTGGTGCAGTTTATAAGTATCCTGCTAAAATAATTGGTAAACATAATATTCCAGTACCAGCATCTTATTATAAAGTAGTCTATCTTAAAGATGGTAGTAAAGTTGCATTCAATGCTACTAATCTAAATGAAGCAGATGTAACTGAAATCTCTTTTAAAGATTTACAAGAACTGTTGGAGTATAAACTTCCAGATTGATGAGGATTTGCCATGAAAAGATTTATAATAAAAGATTCGCCTTCTCATGTGTTTGAAGATGATGTAGATTATTCTATTCCTTCACATTCTGATTTAACACAGGTATGCGAAGCGTTTACTTTTTTTCTAAAAGCCTGTGGTTATAATCTTGATAACCAATATGTTACAATAGATCATCATGATGACTTAAAATGAAAACTTATATTTTTGATGTAGATGGTGTATTGGCTTTACCTAATCAGCCAATTGAATCTCATTTTATGAGAATGTTTGAACATTGGATGCTTAAGAAAGACGTATATATTTGTACTAACAACACTTATCAAAATATCATGCCTAGACTTGGACGTAGGATTATTGATAATTGTCAAGCAGTGTTTACCAGTGGTGGAAACTCCATATGGCGAGAAAATAAAGAACATGTGGTGAGCAATTGGCGTCCATCATATGAATTAATTTCTTTTCTTGAATCTCTTTTAAAGATGTCTGAATTTAAAACGAGAACTGGGCCAAATATTGAACATAGTACAGGAATGATTAGTTTTTCCCTCGTAGGGAAAACCGCATCTGAAGATGATATTAAACGTTATGTGCAATGGGACAAACAATCAAAAGAGAAGAAAGCTTTTATTGAAAGCATTCGATCTGCTTTTCCAAATTTAAGCGTAACTCTTGGTAATGATACTTGTATTGATATTTGTGAAAAATGTAATGATAAAGCACAAATCTATCAATTTTTTAGACTTAAAACTGATGTTACTTCCGTCTTTCATTCTGCATATGGAACAAATAAAGGAATGCAAGAATCTATAAAAGATTTAACTGAACATTATATGTCAATTGATAAAAAAGTGGTATATAATACGGTTGTAAGTAACAGTCCTGAAGATACTCAAAAGTATTTGAGATTGTAGAATTAAAAATATGTTGACTTCCATTTTTATATGGAGTACAATTAAAGAATGGGTGCTAGTGACCAACACTAGATTTTGTTGAACTGGAGATATAATATGAGTAAGACCGAAAAGCTACTTCGTGCGTTTGAAAAGGGTCAGCATCTAACTGCTCGTCAGATTACTGCTCGCTTCAAGCTTGTTAATCCTCGTGCCGCTGTGTCGAATATTCGCATTCGTCATGGTGTCAATGTTGCGATCAACAAGGGCAAGAACGGTTCTAAGTATAGTGTTGCTGTAGGCTAATTGCTGGACTTAGATTAGGTTCTAATAAGAGGGTCTTTCGAGACCCTCTTTCATTTTGTTAAAGAGGGTGTTATGCCAATTGCAACTGATGAACTTTCAAAGAATTCTATGGGTGGAACTGAACGGATGAAGTATGGTCTCCAAGAGAGAATCAGTCCAGAAATCCTAGACAAGTTCCAAATTATTTGTTCTCGTGTAAGAGAAATCGATCCTAAACTTATTCCTATTTACTGGCTACATGACCTACCAGAAGATCCTGAGTCTGAACATCTTCGTGCTGGCGGATGGAATAAATTTGAAAAGAATGTGTTTGTATCCAATTGGCAAATGCAAGCTTATATCAAACATTTTAATATGCCATGGTATAAAAGCCGTGTCATTCAAAACGCTATTGAGCCAATTCCGTTTGTCAAAAAAACTGTTGACAAGATTAAGCTAATCTATCATACTACTCCCCATCGAGGATTAAACATTCTCGTTCCAGTATTCATTAAGCTTGCAGAAAAGTATGATAATATTGAACTAGATGTATTTTCTAGTTTTGAGATTTATGGATGGAAACAGAGAGATGAGCCATTTGAAGCTTTATTTGATCTGTGTAAAAATCATCCGCAAATTAACTATCATGGCTTTCAATCAAATGATGTTGTACGCAAAGCCTTACAGGAAGCACACATCTTTGCTTATCCCTCTATTTGGGTTGAGACTTCTTGTATTGCATTGATGGAAGCTATGAGTGCGGGATGCCTTTGTGTCCATCCAAATTATGGAGCTTTACCTGAAACATCTGCTGGGTTTACTTGGATGTATCAGTATCGCGAAGATCTTCGAGATCATATGGTTATTTTGTATGCTATGTTAGATAAAGCTATTTCATCTGTCTTAGATGAAGATATTCAGCTTTCTCTTGAGACTACAAAGAGTTATATTGATACTTTCTATAATTGGGATAGACGAACTGAAGAATGGGATAATTTTCTAAAATCTATTTTGAGAGAAAAGAAGCTACTCTAATGTCTAATGTAAACAAACTTGCTGATAAACTTATTGCCGAAAAAATTCACGGTGCAGAACCAATTTATAAAAAGATCATCTCTACTAAGAGCGATCCTATGATTGGTAAAATTCTGAATTGGTACAACTTTATGGCTGAAGATAAAGATAAGGATATTTGGCTTACCGATTATATGAAGAATACTGGATACAGCAAATCAGACATATCTAGTATTCTCAATCTACAGGGATTGGGAGCAGTGTGTAAAAACTCTGCTTCTATTCTTGCAAGGATTGAAACCAACGGAACTATTTTTTCCGGTGAATTGGAAGGTATTGTTAAAAGCAAGATTGAACGTGCTCTAACTTTTAAACAAAAAGTAATAGAACAAGAAACGACTAAAGCAAAAGTCGTTTCTATTCAAGATCGAGTTAAAGCTTTGGCTGAACCTCATATTATTTTTGTAGACGATGAAATTTCTTCTTGGTATGAAACCCGTAAAAAGAAGATTGAATTTTCTCTTTACGACTATCTTCAGAAAAACCAACTTAATAGTCAAATCTGCAATCATATCAAATCATGTATCAGTTCTCGATACGAAGAACATGTTGAAATGGTTGCGGGTAATGATGAACAGTTGAATGAGGCTTATGCATATCTTTCAGTTGCTTCAAAGAAAGAAATTTTAAAGCAATTGAAATTATGTTTATCTGACATTGAGCGTTATGTTGGTAATACGAAGGCTGCTAAACCTAAACAAACTAGAAAAAAGAAGCCAATCTCAGTAGCGAAACAGATAAATAATCTTAAATACCAAAGAGAATTTGCTAAGTTTAAGATTAAGTCAATTCCTCCTGAGAGTATTATTGGTGCTCAACAACTCTGGGTTTTTAATACCAAGTACAATCATTTATCGATGTTGAATGCTGATGGTCCAAAAGGGTTTTCCGTAAAGGGTACTACGATTTTAAATATCGATGCTCAAATTAGTATTAAGAAAACTGTACGCAAACCAGAAGAAGCTATTCAAAAGGTTTTAAATGGAGGGAAAGTAGTTCTAAAGAAATTAATGTCTGAACTTAAAACAAAACCGATTGATGTTAATGGTAGACTTAACGATGATTGTATATTATTAAAAGCAATAAAATAAGGGGTTTTTATGCTAGATGGTGCCTTTCAAAAGCTAGCTGATAATGTCATCGTTTTCCCTAACAGAAAATGTCAAGGCCCAGCTTCCTCCGTCGAAGAACTGAAGAAAAATATTATAGCAACAAAGACGGAAGTGGTTGAATGTTTTGTTGAAGAACTCACAAAAGAGATTTTTCGTATAACTTCAGACCACGGTTATCATATAGAGTATACTAAAGATATAGCATTTATCCTTCTTTCATTAAAAGCCATAATGCTAAGATATGAAAACATTTTTCACCCAATTCAAGACTTTATAGACCAATCTGTAAATACTGAAGATGAAGACTCACTTAACATGGATTTAGATCCTATAGACGAATAAGGCTATTTAAAATGATTATCCTTGACTTGAATCAGGTCATGATTGCAAATATTATGTCTTTGTATGGTAGACATATTGGAAAGACTCCAATCGAGTTAGATCTTTTTAGGTCTATCACACTCAATACTATTCGTTCTTTGAATAAAAAATTCAAGCCAGAATACGGTAAGTTGGTTATTGCCTCTGACGGTAAACGTAGCTGGCGCAAAGATGTGTTT